CAGTTATGCACAATGCTATCAGTGATGCACAAGCCAGACTGATTCGCAATCTTGGCAAAGAAATCACAGTAGTGCCGGATCAAGACAAAACTGGACTGGACTTAATAGAACGAGCACTAGAGCTGGGATGGGCTGTGAGCATTCCAGACTGGGGAGAAGACTGTAAGGATGTTAACGATGCGGTGATCAAATACGGGCGCTTAACGACTCTGATAATTATTATGCAGTCCAGAGAGACTAGTAAAATTAAAATAGAACTAAGGAAACGACAACTTGCTAAAAGACTATACAACTGATGTACAACGACTGTTCTTGGAAATGATGTTGCAAGACGCTACTTCATATGTACGTGTACAGAACATTTTTAATCCTGAGAACTTCGATCGTAGTCTACGTCCTGCTGCTGAATTTATTCGCGAGCACTCGGACAAGTACAAGACCATGCCCGAGCTTACACAGATTTCGGCCACCACCGGAATCAGGCTACAAGCAGTTCCGGATCTAAATGAAGGACACTTTGACTGGTTTATGGCTGAGTTTGAATCGTTTACTCGACGCCAAGAACTGGAACGTGCTATCTTGAAGTCAGCTGACTTGCTGGAAAAAGGTGAATACGATCCAGTGGAAAAGCTGATCAAGGATGCTGTACAGATATCACTGACCAAGGACTTGGGCACAGACTTCTGGGCTGATCCAGAAGGCATGTTCAGCAAGTACTTTGACACTGGCGGACAAGTAAGCACAGGCTGGCCACAAATGGATCGACTGTTGTATGGCGGATTTAGTCGTGGCGAACTCAACATCTTTGCAGGAGGTTCCGGATCCGGTAAGTCGCTGGTGATGATGAACATTGCGTTGAACTGGATACAGCAAGGCTTGCATGGTGTGTACATCACACTGGAATTGAGTGAAGAACTAACAGGCTTGCGTACTGCTGCTATGTTAACAGACATGAGTACCAAGGACATTCGTCGTGAGAAAGAAAATGCAGCACTCAAGATCAAAATGGTAGGACGCAAAAGCGGCAGTTACCAGGTCAAAGCACTGCCGGCACAAAGCAACATCAATGACGTTCGTGCATTCTTGAAAGAATATCAGATCAAGACAGGACACAAAGTGGACTTTATTATGGTAGACTACTTGGATCTGCTGATGCCAGTTAGTGCCAAAGTTAGTCCCAATGATCTGTTTGTAAAAGACAAGTATGTGTCAGAAGAACTACGTAACTTAGCTAAAGAATTAAGTGTGCTGCTGGTAACAGCAAGTCAGCTGAACAGATCAGCTGTGGAAGAAATTGAATTTGATCACAGCCACATTTCAGGTGGCATCAGTAAGATTAACACAGCTGACAATGTGTTTGGTATCTTTACAAGTCGTGCAATGAAAGAACGCGGCAAGTATCAGATACAGTGTATGAAGTCTCGTAGCTCGACCGGCGTTGGTCAAAAAATTGATTTGGAGTACAACATTGAAACTATGCGCATTACTGATGAAGGCGGAGACGAAGGCGGATACCACCGTCCGCAGAGCTCTATCATGGAATCAATCAAAGCAAAAAGCAAAGTTACTGATGGTGAATCAGACTTTGGCAGTAATAAAACATCAGGAATCCCTGCCTGGGAAAAACCAGCATCTGCAGGTGGAGATGTAGGCCGGGTATCCGGCGATGTACAGAGTGCCAAGCTCAAGCAACTGCTGGGCAAGATTAAAACCACATTATGAAAGTTATCTCAACTGTTGAGCACTCTCGGTCTCTGGGCAACATTGAAAAATTATGCTCAACTGATGTGTTGCACATTTCTGATGTATTTGATATGGATTATCTAGAAACAATATTTTCAACCAAGGGTCGTCCTGGGTATGTTGTGAGCGATTCCTTTAATAATTTTTCTGATTGCTATTGTCTGCCATTATGGATTGAGAAAGAAACAAAAAAAATATTAGCCGCCCCGTCTAATTCTGTAAAAGTTGATACCGACCATTGTTTTAATTTTCAAATCAATAAAAAACAAATCAACCGATTTTTATGTATGAAACTGGTGGAATATTTTAAATTAACAGATTTTGATTATACCTGGTCTGGCGTCGATGTTGCATTTGACATGAGTCAAATAATTGTTGAAATGAACACATTAGGTAACGCCTGTCCAATAGTTGCTGCTCGACAAGGAGAGTTATTATCTCCAATCTCTGTACCTAAAAAATTCGTGTTGCCGCCTGGTAGTGCACCAATCAACGGTAATAGTAGTTCAATAACAAATTATGGTAGTAATCTTTGGGTCTGGAAACACGTATTGAGTAATTTGATCACACGCACAGCGGTTTCTTTGATAACAGAAAGTTTGACGTTTCAACGCTGTTCGGTATTTACTGAAAAAACGTTGTATTCGGTACTAGGGTTAACATTTCCAATCTGGATTGGAGGATATAAACAAGCCGATGAGTGGCACCAACTGGGGTTTGATGTGTTTGACGATATTGTTAATCATGACTATCAGCACTACAACACCTTGATTGAACGCTGTTATTATGCTGTTGAATTAAACTTGCGTCTGTTGACTGACAGGAAATGGGTAGCTCAACTAAGAAAAAAAAATATGCCAAGATTATTAAAAAATCGGCAATTGTTAGAAAATAACCATTTGGAAAAATACAACAATATCAAAATCGTCACCTGGCCCGCAGATTTACAACAAGCAATGCCAGATATATTGAAATATTTTAGATAATCTAAACCTCTAAAATACGATAAATAATAAAAAGGTTCTGGTCTCACATGCAAAAGAAAACTCGCAGTTTATTAGAAGAATTAGATTCCATGTGCGTGGCAGCCCCCATGTGATTGAAACCCGTGCTAGTACTGCAGCAGAAGTGCAGTTGTATTATAAACAGGTTAGGCGTTGACTGATTTAATCACCACAAAGTTCAGTACAACAGCTTCACTAAGCAAGCCAGCATTCATGTTGCCCAAACTAATTCTACAGCTGCCTGCAGCCACAGCATCCACTTGCACATTGTAAGCACCAGCTGTGGCACCTGAAGCAATACAAGCATACACAACATCAGTTGCAGCCACAAACGAATTGGTCAGTGTAAAGCTAACTTCTGACGCTGCTGCCAATGCAGCATTGTTCATGGTAATTTGTCCACACCGGTTGTTGAGTGTTACTCCAGTTGATTTGCTAGTAGCTTGTGTAACAGCGCCACCAGTGCCGGTTGCATATCCCACAGCAGATTCTGTAGTGCCCAGCAACGGACGAGTCAGGTCCTCAATAGTGATTGTAGTACCTGCGTTGACACTGGTAAATTCAAATTGGTAAGCCCCTGTGTCAGCAAAGGTAATCACACCGCTGGCGTATCCTTGGATACCGTCGGTGCCTAGTGTCACAGCAGCTGGCAATGTTAAAGTTTGCGAAACATTAGTGATATTGAATTCCAATCGTACCACACCAGCTGTGCCGGTTACCGGCCAGTTGGTGAACACCAAAGATACCGGGGCTGAAGGATTGATTTGTTGAAACTGTGCTGCTGAATAGTTAATGTCAATGCTGCCGGCAGTGGCAACAACAGGCAAATAAGTGTAGCTGACGTCCTGTAGTTTAACATCATTGATCAAACCGCCGTTCATGTTGTTGTCTAGGGTAGTTCCAGTTAACGCAGCTTTTAGTATTGCATTATTTTGCAGGTCAGTGATTTCATCAGCTGCATATTGAAAGTTGGTCTTGGTCTCGGTAAAATTTGTTCTAAAGCCCTGTGTGTTGTTGGGCACACCGGGAGCAGGATAGCTACCGTCGATGTTGTTAGGGTTAATTGCACTGGTCATTGTTGATTCCTCGTTATAGATATTTATTCCCAAAGCTGTTACGCTAAATAATACAAAGGTTCTCCGAAATGCAAAAAAAGACACGAAGTATACTAGAAGAATTAGACACGTTGTATGTAGAGCGTGATCGTCGCTTGCTGATTGAAAATCGTGCCAACAACATCATTGAATCAGCTATACGACTTCTAGAACAAATAGAAACAGAGTTTTCGCCCGAACAGGCCGAAAACCTGTCTCGCAAGTTGTTGAATGCTATCCGCACCAAAGATTCAGGTAAGTTTTCAAGATCTGTTAGGAGAACCCATGCAGATTCATGAAATCACAGTGCTTAAAGAAAATGCACTGGCAGCATTTACTACAGGATTTAATGCCAGTGCAGGTACCAACTTGCCCACAGGCGCTAACACCAGCATAACTTCCACTGGCAAATACGGACCAGCAGGACAACAACAAGCAGCGCAAATGTCCCAGCCCATGATTGCTCAGTTGGCTACCAATGAACTGAAAACCTGGAATGCCAGTGTGTTGGATCTGCTGAAAAAGAACAATGTGTCATCTCCGGCCATGTTGGACCGTGGGACCAAGAACAGCCTTGCTCAGAGTCTTGTGCAACAGCTACAACGCAGCTTTATGCAGAACAAACTGGGCAATGACTACAAATCATTGCCCAGTCTAGTGGATCAAACCAAGCAGGCTGATGCAAAAAATCTTGTGAACATTATACAAACTTCATTAAACAGTATCTTGAACTTTGATAAACCTGCACAAGATGAAAAAACTCAGTTGGCCAAATGGACATCACTGTCACAAGCAGCATATGACGCTATGTCAATGGTGCAGTTTAATTCTTCCAAAGCAGGCCGAGTAGCTGGCCGCACTCCAGAACTAAAACAAACTACCAACGGAACGTATACCATTGGTGGACAGAAACTCGATCCTAACAATCCAGAAGATGCTAAAATGATACAAAAGATAAAAGCAGCCGGCGTTGCACTACCAGGTACCACAGTATGAACATACTAGAAGGCGGTAACGTATTCAAAGATCAGCAAGGCGCTGCTGCCACACAACGCATTGACCGCAAAGATGTGCCTGCTACTATTGCTTGGCTAGAGCGTGTGCTGGGAATGGAATTCCCGCAAGATCACTGGCTAGGGTCCACAGGACGTGCACCAACATCGGGCGACCTTGATATAGCGGTAGACCAAGCCACTGCTACCAAAGAGCAAGTTGCTGCAAAACTCACACAGTTTGTACAACAGCAAGGACAAGATCCTAGGGACTGGGTCAGAAAAGCTGGCGAAGTACATTTCAAGACTCCTATTGCAGGTGATCCCAAACGTGGATTTGTGCAAGCAGACTTTATGTTTTTCAGCAACGTGGACTGGGGCACATTTTACTATGCAGGCGGCACAGACTCAGAATACAAAGGAATGAATCGTAATGTGCTGATGAGCAGTTTGGCCAAGCATCAAGGACTCAAAGTAGGCGCCAATGGCATGTTTAGTCGTGCTACCAACACACTGGTGCGTAATGGGCTTGATCCAGACTATGTAGCGTCAGTGCTGTTAGGCACTGGGAAAACTCGTGACGATCTAAAAAACGTAGAAACCATTTATCAAAATTTAGCACGTGATCCCGAACGTGCAGCCAAGCTGGCAGATTTTAGTGACTATTTGGTTAAGCAACAGTTGCCTGAGCCTGAACTGGGCGTGAAAGAAAGCGATGTAAACTTTTTGGCTCGCCTGCGTGACCGCATTGTGAATCAAGGCATGATGCCATTGGTAGAAACACCAGAAACAGTGCAGATGATCAGCGAAGCTGAAGCTGGAGTAGGCGGCAGAGCCAAAGGTATCGAGCACTTGGAAGATCTAGTATTTCGTCGTGGTACACAGGGTATCTTGGATGCACTTGCAATTGTGCAACATGCTACAGAACAGCCATCCACTATCACTGCCAAATGGGACGGCAAACCTGCTGTGATATTTGGACGCAAGCCTTCTACTGGAGAGTTTGTACTGACAGACGATTCGGGATTCAATGCCAAAGGCTATGATGGCTTGGCCACTAGCCCACGAGCAATGGCTGAAATTCAAAATCGACGCTCAGGTGAACGTACCGAGCTGATTCAACTGTACGCTACATTATTTCCTGTGCTTGACGCTGCACTACCCCCGAACTTCCGTGGCTATGTTAAAGGCGACTTACTGTACATGACCACTCCTCCTGAAGTGGCTGGGAACTATGTGTTCCGTCCCAATACTGTTGAATACAAAATTCCAGTTCGAAGTGCCTTGGGACAGCGTATCAGCAACAGCAAGATTGGCATTGCAATTCATTCAATGTATGCTGACCAAGGAGAGCCTTATCAGCCGTTGCGTGGAGTATCATTTAACGATGTGTCCGGACTCATGTTAGAGCGTCCTGCTGTGCCCAAGCAGCTCACAGTTGACCAGCCATTGGTCAAGCAACTAAAGAGCCTGGTACGGTCAGATGGTTCTGCTATCAACACTTTGTTTAATCCTGTTGAACTACGAGCCAACAAGATCACAGACCTGGCC